TTTTTTGAATAAATATACATGTACATTATGAATTATCCAGTGTATAATATTTCAGTAATACTACAGCAATACGAGGTAACATATGAGTTTTGCAAACTTAAAACGCAATCGCGATCAAATATCAAATTTATTACAAGCTGCTGAAGCAGTCGGCGGCGGTAATACAGAAAAGAAATCCTATGTAGACGAAAGAATGTGGAAGCCAACGGTTGATAAAGCCGGTAATGGTTACGCAGTCATTCGCTTTCTACCAGCCGGAGAAGGACAAGATGTTCCATGGGCCCGATATTGGGATCATGGATTTAAAGGTCCATCTGGTCAGTGGTACATTGAGAAGTCATTGACATCTATTGGTCAAACAGATCCAGTCGGTGAGATGAACTCTCTACTATGGAATTCTGGTATCGAAGCAGACAAAGATAAAGCACGTACACAAAAGCGTCGACTTCATTATGTCTCAAACATTCTTGTTGTATCTGATCCAGGTAATCCTGCCAACGAAGGCAAGGTATTCATGTATCAGTATGGTAAGAAGATCTTCGATAAGATTATGGATATGATGCAACCGTCTTTCCAAGATGAAGAACCGGTGAATCCGTTCGACATGTGGGAAGGTGCTAACTTTAAACTGAAGATTCGTCAGGTTGAAGGGTATCGTAACTATGATAAATCTGAATTTGCATCGACAAGTGCATTGGCTGATAACGATGAGAAGTTAGAAGCTATTTACAATCAGATGCACGATCTATCCGAGTGGACAGATCCAAAGAATTACAAGACATATGATGAACTAAAGACTAAGTTGAATAATATTCTTGGAATGACTGCACCACAAACAGTTGCCGCAGCCGTATCTCTAGATGAGGTTGCGCCACCTAAAGAACCAGCAGCGGCTGTGAATCCTCACATTCCACAGGAACCAGTGACGGCTGAACAAGTATCTGAAGATGAAGAAGATACTATGAGCTACTTTGCTAGATTAGCAAACGCTGACTAACCACCAAAGAGCGAGCGCATATAGTCTTTACTGTATGGCTCGCTTACATCTCCTTGTGGAGTCATATTAGTAATTTGTTGCATAGAAGGACCGTTAGTTGTAGAATTATCTATAACAATCGGCATTTGTTTTGCGCGAGCTTCTGCTGCACGTAAGTCAAGACCACCTTGTTCTTCTACTAGATTCCTAAAATTTCCAGATGCAAATGCACTACCACCAAAAGCCATATTAATATCTCTAGCATTTGTTTGGCTTCTAGCCTTAAAAATACCATAGTTTTTTACTTTAGTTATTTCATCTAAATCAATTATACCATCATTATTTTTATCTAATATTCTAAGACTTGCTAATCTATCTTGAGTGAGCTTCTTATTTTTAGCTACTTTATTCAGTGCTTTAAATCTTTTTAATTCGGCTGATTCTGCAGTAGCTTCTTTTTCTTCCTCATCATCCATACCAAAAGCTTTTTTAAGAACTTTAGCTATACCAGTAAATACGCCTTTAAACACTTCTTTTACTTTATCTCTTAATTGTTTAAATTGTTCTTCAATAAAACCTTCTTGTGTAAATGCCTTTATTGCAAAGTTGAATATTTGCCTTGGTATATCTAAAATATTCCGTAATGCACCAGTAAGTAAGTCTTCAAAAGATGCATCTTTTAATTTTTGAAATACGCCGTCCTTATCTACTTCGAATCCAACAAACTCTGCAACTTTAAATATTAAAGATTTTATAAGATCTGCAGGTGCACCTAAAAAATTACCTAAAAATTTTCCAATAAAATCTGTACCTTGTTTCATAATACTAGATTCTTCTGTCGTCATCCAATCATCAAAAGCTGCTTTGAATGATAAAAAGAACCCGAGCGGTGCAAGTATTTTACCAAATACTCCGCCTATCTTTCCTAATAGACCACCGCCTAATGCACCTATTTTTCCAAAGAAGTTAAATATAGGTTTACCTACTCCACTAGCAAACTTAGCAATGCCATTTGCTATATTCCTAATAGGATTCATAATCCTACCAAACTGAAACTTAAATCTTTGAAATAAATTTGGCTTTGTTAGTTTAGGGTCTATCTTAGCATTGGGTACTAATTTTCCTGTATTATCTATGCCGAACGCTTTTAATGTACTAAGCCTAAGAGCGTTCATTCTCATACCAATTTTAGTAGTAATAGGTCTTTTTTGGAATCTACCTTTTGTATCTCTTGTTAATTCACCAGCTTCTGTTAGGCCGAATGATAAGAATAACATGTTTCTTAAGGCTTTTGCGCCATCAATTATTGATTTACCCCAGCTTGACCATTTTTTAATACTCTTAATCGGTGTTAAAGCCCAGCCTCTTAATCCAGCCGTAGCTGCTGTAACTGCTGCTATTCCGGCAGTAAGAGCTGCTATGTTACCTAACAGACCTCTTAACAACGCAGCAGGATTTAAAAAGAAACCTAAACCTAAACCATCTTTATTTAGGTTAGCAATAGGAGATGCAAACGGTATAGCACTTCGTCTAGCTGTACCTCTATTAGCTTCTCGTTTATTTTCTAAACCTTGACTTCCCTTTTGGAATTTTAATTCTGCAATAAAATCTGTTAGGGCAGTTCCTTGAGCGTCTAACTTTTTGTTAGTTTCTTTTATTTCTTTGACTACGTCTTTGAGACTCATAGAGCTCCCAGCAGGTCCGTTTCCGGTCGACTTAACCATGTCTATCCCTTTGCGCTTGTTCTTTTTGTTCTTTTATGTGTTCCATTAACATAGACAAATAAACTTCTCTTTCCCATGGTATTAATCCGTCTATCTCATTCAATGAATAATTATGATACTGCATCAACTGAAACATAGAATCATAATATTGTGTTAAATTAGTATGAGATAGACACACTAGAAAAAAGACTGTATACCTCTCAATTCTGTTTTATTAGCATGTCCACATGAACAAGTAAATTCTATATCATGTGCCATAGCTGGTATGTTTTCTATCCATTCACGTATAGATTCAAATTGAGTTGTGTTCATACTCTCTAAAAACTCATCTAATTCTTTTGGGTCTTCTTTTTGTAATTCAATTATAGACTCTTCAGTTCTTAAAGACTTTAAACACATTCTAATCATAGCAAATGTAGCCGCAGCGGTTTCGCCTGTCTTTACATGCTCATCCTCAAACAACTCTAGATATGAAGGATGCCTTAATTCTAGTTCCATGCCTGGAGCTAATTCAATAATGCTCTTTATATCTTTTTCTCTTTTGATACCTATATTATCAACAGGTATAATAATCTCATTTGTTGTTTCACATGCTTCGCATGGAACACCTACTTTAGTTGTTTCACCGACCGATTTAGCTCTTATTTTAGTAAACAAATATTCAATATCATACGTAGTTAATTCCCTAGTATTCAATTCATCTACTACACATGCTGTAATCGTATCTAGTATAGCTTGGAGAATATGATCTTGATCCTCCGATTCCATTGCCAATAGTAATACTTTTTCTTCCTTTACTAAAAATGGTCTAAATCTTACCTTTTTATTTGTTGATGGAATAGTAATACTATACTTTGGCGCTTCATTCAGTTTTGGCAGTGCCATAATATAACCTCATTAATTTACAATATTATTAATCGTATTTATTAGCGTTCCTATTGCTCTTGCGTTGCGTGTACTTGTTTGTGTTGCATAGTGAGAGCTTCTCCAATTATCATATTCAAATCCAACTGTAAGCTCGACTAATCCTGGTTCATTTGTTAATGATATTTCACCTAGACTTACTGGGAATGCATTGAGTAATGTAACTTCATATACAACATTAGCTCTTTTAAATATATCAATATCAAGAGTAATTGGTCCTAATCGTAGATCAGTATCTAAAGCAAATCCCTTTTTAAGTTGTAATATCTGCATGTCTCTAGCATATTCAGATTTATAACCAGGAGTGAATGTATTTTGATCTACAATCTTATTTTGCCATTGTTCAAAATAATTTTTAATTCCATAATCATTCAATACTTGAAACGACATTGTTATTTCTTCTGACGCAAACCCATACGCAACTCTTGTTTGTTTGACACCAATCATTCTATCAGATGAAAGTATTCTACGTCCTGGCAATGTTGTTTTACTACATAATAGATTTAATTCTCTTGAGCTATATGCACCCAAGCTAGGCAATGTAATCAAATATTGATGCTGTTGAGCAAAGCCTCCTCTTGCTGCAGCGAGACCTTTCAATTCATTAATACTAGCCATTCCTCATTTTCCTTCTTGAATCTGAATATATTTTACCTTGGCCTGCACCTCTCCATTGAGCTGCTGGTAAGAACGTAGCAATTTCCCATTCAGGTTTATCGATTAAAGCAAATCTACTTCTCACTTGTGTTGTCAAATATCTATGGATAGTTGGTCTAAAATACTTCGAAGGTAATCCATCACCACCTAATAATGCATTCAATGCTTTAGCTCTTGTAGTAGGAGGTAGATAATGTAGATTTAAACCATAGAACCCACCTTCAGCCATTTGTGTTATAACAACAAGAGGAAATGCATCGAAGTATGGTAATGTTGCTCTATGTTTTGCATTGTAATAGAACATATACATGTTACCAACTGGATTTCTCAACGAGTCTTTTAACTTTATTTGCTCTTGGTTAAAGATTGTACCGCCGGTAACTTTACCAAGTTTACCTGCTTTATCTTTAAACCATGCAATAGATTCTTTTGTCCGCGGAGTAATACCTGCACGGAATGCTGCGATCTCTAAGTCTGAAAATAAGTTGCTTTGTGCCATGCATCTATTTATACGCGTTTTTTACGTGTATATGGTTTTAGTGGCTTTGTAGATTTTGGCATGATACCCATCTTTTCAAGAGTATGTTCAGTCCATATCTGAAAACCATAACCACGATCTTTTGCATATCGTTGTGCTGCTTTCCATTTGTTCTGATTCTTTACATATGTCAGACCTTCGTTGATATATCTCTTCGTCTTCCTACCCGGGTACACGGGAGGTACGGTCTGATTAGATGGTTTAATCTCTACAAGGATTGTCTGACCTGATTTAAATGTAATCTTGAGGTCCATGAAGTACCTATGATACTTCTTATCTACTTCATATAGGTATGGTATGACAGTCTCTTCGCTAGACCATGACTTCACATCTGCATTCTCATCACACCATTTGAAACAATATTTCTCCCACATCGATCTAAAAACAATGTTAGTGAAGTCGCCTTTATACTTCTTAGGATTTTTAGGTTTGAATTTTCCAGAGTACGCCATGAAAATTGTTATAAATAGTGTAAATGTTTATTTATAGGATTACTCATGGTTAATAGAAATATAGGATATAGATATTCTTTTCCTCCTAGCATAGATGAAGAATATGCAGATGCTCTTACTGATGAGAAGTATCGTGCAGTACTATCTTTTCAACCTGTAAAAGTAGATGGATCAACAGTCGGTAGTTTAATAGGAAAAGATAATATATTATCTAGACTACTAAGTGGAGAAATAGCTACTTTAGAAGATTTTGGAGAATTTTATAATAATAATTTTAATCCGAATGTTAAACGCGAGAGAGAATCACGTAATATACCTGGTGAGGGCGCATCGTCTGAAGAACTTTCACGAAAAGAAAGACAAGCGGTTAGAACGAATTTAGTAGCCAGAAGAACTGCAGAAAATACTGTAATGCGTGGTAAAAATAATGATGACATAGGAACCCCACAAAATAGATATGTGCATTTGTATATGCCTATGAATATTCAACAAAACGAAAGTGTAGTAGCCGGACCTGAACAACTAGGTATTGCGGGTGGTATGGTTGCATCTACATTGACAGGTGGTGATAGAAGTGTTGTTGATATTGCTAAATCTGCATATAAAGGTACAGTCACTGGTCTAGGTGAGCTTATGGAAGGTAAAGCTTCTGGAGAATTTGGTTCATTAATAGCACAACGGCTTGTAAGTAAATTAAGTACAAATGTTGGAAACGCAGTAGCACTAGGTACAAGAATTGCAGTGAATCCAAATACTAGAGCACTATTTAAACAAGTTAATATACGTGAATGGAATTTTGTATTTCAAATGATACCTACAAGTCCATACGAATCTACATTAATAGAAAATATAATCGATTTCTTTAGGATGGAACAATTGCCTACTGAATTAGTTGCAGCTGGAGGCGTAGGCATGGCATATGAATTTCCTAATTTAATGCATATTAAAGCCTTATATAGGGATGAACGTACAGGTGTATATAAACCTATTCTGACAAGATTCTTACCAGCATACTTGCAAGCAGTAGATGTTACATATAACACTACAGGAATGTCATTCTATGAAGGTGGTAAATTTCACGATGCTACAATGAATTTAAAGTTTATAGAATATAGACCATTAAATAAAGATGATATAGATGTTGAAAGAGAATATCTAGGCAAAACAGATCGTATAAGGCCGAGGGGATAAGATATGAGTCATTTTAAAAATTTTCCTAAGGTATTTTATAATTTTGGTTCTGAAATTGATTCCGTAATATTTCAGAAACTTGGTACGTATGTTGACATCATAGATCAAGTCAGAGATGATATAACGATATATTCTGATTATACTATTTTAGATGGAGATAGGCCTGATATATTATCATATAATTTATACGGCAATATACAATATTATTGGTTAATATTCTATGTAAACGATGCATTGAGAGAAGAAGGTTGGCCTCTTAATGCGAATGAAGTTCAAGAGCAGATGGAAAAGTATTACCCACATGATTTTATTAGAACATATGTTAATTGGTTTAAAAGTGATTTTAAAATAGGTAATCGTGCTACTGGTAAAAAGAGTGGAGCGTTTGGTGATATTGTACAAACTCATCCTGATCTTGGCCAAATCATTGTAGCTAATAATAGTGGTTTTGATTTTCAAAAAGCAGAAACGGTTGAAGCAGGATTTGGTTTCTTTAATCCTGATACAATAGAGATACAAGCTACTGATAAACAGTACAATGCAGTACATCACTATGAAGACGCAGCAGGTAATTATGTAGATATAGATCCATTGCAAGAACCTCCGAGTACCGTTACACCAATCACGTTTGCTGAAAGGTTTATCGATGAGAATGAAAAACGAAAAAGAATCAGAATAATTAAACCAGAAGTAATCAATCAGCTATTTAATGAATTTAACAGAGCACTAAAATAATGTCCGGTACATATTCAGCCAGTGAATACAAAATTCAAGAAGCAGTACTAACTATTCCCGAAAGAGGAATTGAATTAGATATTGGTTCTACAATTCTTGAATTAATCATATATGAATCAGTAAACACTCCATATATTACGGGTAGAATGGTTTGTGTAGATACAGATTATGTCTTTGAACGATTAAAGTTTGATGGCACTGAAAGAATTAAAATAGATATTGCCTCTGATTACGATACTGTTTTAACTAAAAGTTTTTTTATTACTCGAACTCTAGGTAAAACTAAATCTGATGAAAACACATATGCATATAACTTTTATATTGCAGAAGATATATTCTTTTTAGATGTATTAAAATCAGTATCACGTGCATATAAGGGCACACCTGATGAAATAATTCAAAACGTTTTATCTAATGAATTTGGAAGAGACTTAAAATTAATCGGTAAAGCACCATATCAATCGGCATTTAATTATGTTTCGCCGTACATATCACCATTAGCAATTATAGATACTATTCGCCGTAGAGCATATGATGTTACTGGGTTTCCATTTTTTGTATATGCTTCTTTAAAAGAAGAAGAGATAAGAATGAAAAGCTTATCTGAGATGATAGAAAATGATCCTGTAAATAAAATAAGTTTTGTATTCAGTAATGCACAGAATTTTAAAAATGTACCAGAACAACAATTAATTAATGTAGAATCTTTTGAAGAAGATGGCGTAAATGATACAATCGAGTTACTACTAAAAGGTGCAGTGCAAAATCAATACAATGTTTTGAATTTAAGCACAAATAAAAGAAATAAGCAAAATAGATTTAATGTTACAGAAGCATTAGACGTAGGTCCTAATAAATCTATATTTAAAAGAGATTTTACAATACAAGATAAAACTTTAAATGATTTTGACCCTAATGTTATATACAGGGTTGTAAACCATACAACAATGGATGAGTTAGGATATCATGATGAAAAAGATATTGAACAACATTTAAATAAAGTAAAATCGACTGCTCTTGTATCTGCGTTAAGTAAAAAGAAAATAACTGCTGGCATATCTGGTGTTTTTAATTTTCATAAAGATACTGTATTCATTGGAGAGCAAGTTAATTTAACATTACCGCAGTTTGAATCAGAAACTAAAGATACAGTTACAAGCGGATCGTATGTTGTATTAGAAACTAAACATATGTTCTCACAAAATAAATATAACATGTATATGACGTGTAGTCGACTAACACAATCAACTGACGAAACTGTTGCAATTGGACCTAACGCATGATAAATTTTTACGGTGATAATATAAGATGGTTTATTGGCATTGTAGAAAGTAATGCCGATCCATTATATGTAGGACGATGCAGAGTACGTATCTATGGTGCGCATAGTGATGATGTGAATGAAGTACCTGAATCAGCATTGCCCTGGGCTTCTTGTCTTGTGCCAACTACAGAAGATGGTGTAAGCGGATTAGGTAGAAGTCCTAATGTAAAACCAGGTGCATTAGTATTTGGTTTCTTTATGGATGGTAAAACATCACAGCAACCTGTTATTGTGGGTTCAATACCAAGAATAGAAGTCCTCGATGATGATCAATTAAATTCAGTAGACGCTGCAGCCATTGCTGCGAGTGGTTTACCTAATGAAGAAGTACTCAGAGATTTACCTAATAAAGGTATGACTGGATCAGTAGAAACAATAGTAGGCACTAATAATACAGAAAAAGCATTTAACTTTTTAGTTGGTAACGGTTATTCAAAAGAGCAAGCCGCTGGCGTGTGTGGTAACTTTATTGTAGAATCAGGTATGGATCCAACTATAGTTTCGAAAGTACCAGGCGAAGCATCATTTGGTATTGCTCAATGGAACCCTGCAGCTGGTAGGTTACAAAGACTTGAGTCATATGCAGCAGATAGAAACTTAGATTATCGTACATTAGAAACACAATTACAATTCTTTCATTATGAGTTTACTACAGAAGGAAAGTATTACGGCTATAATAAATTTAAAGCGATGGGTAGTTATATTCAAGCAACCGTTCATATATGTGACAAATATGAAAAGCCTGGTGTTAAACACCTTGATAGACGTATTGCAGCCGCTAAGAAAGTACTGGAGACTTATGGATGAGCGTAGATATTCGAAATATAAACCTAACGCTTCTGACTGCATTCAAAAACTCTAACTTTATTATAGTTGGAGAGAAGGCACTGCAGGCCGCTAATGCAACTAAACTGCAATCTGAATCTCTACTTGAGAGTGATCAGACAATTAGTGGTATCAAGAGCATATCTAATATCAATGTTGCTCCATCTATTGCACAGCTCGACACAGTGCTGCCGGCAACTGACGTTAATGATTCGGATGATTCGGATATTAATCTTATTACAGGTACACGATCACAATCAGGTCGATTAAATACGGTTATTGGATCAGGTTCGCCGCAAGCCGTAGGTCAATCATTAGCCACAGTTACAAATCAAAACGCATTTAAATATAGAAATGAACTTAAATCAATAGCAGTTGAAGATGCTAAAGAGTCTGTCATGGATATCGATAACATCTTAACAAATGGCGTTGATCAACACGTAGGTCTTTCTAATTCAATTAGTCTATTTAATATAGCATTCAGTAATGGCATAGGCCAACGAACTGATTCATTATTAGGTAATTGTATTCTGAATATACAAAAAGGTATATTCCCTATCATAGATGATGTTGCGCCTAATATATCTAAAGCAGATAAAGATGAAACTGTACGATTATTATTAGCTGATAGGAAGAGAGAAGCAGCACGATTATTAGAGAAAAATTCTAATCAATACGATGCCTCACAAATTGAACAAAAAATAAATGAAGTACCAATTAGTCAAAAAGAAATATTAAACGAAGCTGATAATAAAGCCATTGGCACAAAGTCTACACAAGACTATGAATTAGCTGCTGGAGAAGGCAATTGGAAAGGTAATCAAACACCTGTTAATGGTAACACATATACATTTGATATTGTAGGTACAAAGGAAGAACTCATTACAGAGTTTAGAGAATCTACAAGAGACATTACTGAATTTGTCACTCACTGGACTGGTACGTTTACTAATCAAAACATTGGTGCACGTGAAGTGCATTCATGGCATTTAGATAGAAACTTTAATGGTTGTGGTTATCATTATGTGATACAAAGAGATGGCAAGTTACAGCGTGGTCGACCATTGAATATTCAAGGTGCACATTCAAAAGCATACGGCCATAATACATATTCTATTGGTGTTACATTTGTAGGTGGATTTAATTGCCCATCTGGCACACCAAACCCAGAAAGATTCTTATCATCAGATAGTTTTACTGAAGAACAGTGGAATACATACGCAATGTTTGTAGAATCATTCTATACTGTGTGGCCAGGTGGCCAGGCCTGGGGTCATAACGATACAACAGATCAAGGTAAGATAGACCCTGGCTTTGATGTGCAGCAATATGTGTATAATAAATTTAATAAAGAAAACATATATGCAGATGGTCAGAATCCTGGATCAGCATTGTCATCAGCACAATTAGAAAAAGCTAGGACGAGAGTAACATGACAACAGAGAACGACGACTATCAGGACCGAATACTCAGATTAGGTAAAGGAAAAACTGATACACAAGGTGTAAACACTAATGCTTTCTCTGATCCGGCTGGCCAGTACCCACGTACTAATAATCATAATCAGTCTTCTATTAACAAAGCAGCAAGAGGTGGCGGTGGTAAACAGCTATCTGTAGGTGGTTCTGTAAAGAATGTAGATCTTGAGGTAGAACCTGCAGCATCGACACAATATGGAATGGCTGATATTCGAGAGACGGCATCAGGTCATGTCATAGAGTTTAATGATACTCCTGGTGGTGAAAGAATATTATTTAGACATAAGACTGGTGCTGGCGTTGAGGTAAGGCCAGACGGTACAGTACTTGTTGTATCTACGAAGAACAAAGTAGAAGTATGTCATGGTAGTAATGAAGTAATTGTAGAAGGTGAAGCAAACCTATCTTACAAAGGTAATTTAACACTTAATGTAACAGGTGATTTTAATGTTAATTGTAGAGACTATAATGTCCATGCTAGGGGCAGC